CTCCCTTACCAGTACTCCAGGAGATAATTGAGGAGTCGCCATGTGTTAGTTCTCCGTGATCTCAGTTTATCTGAAAATATTTATTAAAAACCATGTTTTCACAGGGGAAACACGACGCGAACTACCAGTCTGGATACTCCCACATATTGCTGCATTTTTTATTATCCATTATTCTTTTTATAGTACATTCTTTGCATTCATATGAATATGATGATGCAACTGCACCTCTATCTTTTCTGGTTCTATAAAAATCTTCTACTAAGTTTTTTGTTTCCCCACAAGATCTACACTTTCTATCTTGTAGAAGTAAATGTCCTAATTTTATCTGGCCATCTAAATCCATTAGCGATAGTCCCACATATATGACATGTCGCCATATTCGCCAACCGAAGCATTGGACCAACGATCACCTTGAGCATCAACGAAACTATCATCATCCAGACCATCATTTAAAAATCCAAATGGTGCCATGTCTTGTTCAATTTGATTCTTTTGTTCTTCATATAATCTCTTACGAACATCCTGATCAGTCAACTCTTTAAAGTAGTCCATTTGGACCAACCAGGCATAGATGACAAGACACATTGCTAAGTCATCATTACAACCTTCTTCTGCCTCAAATGAGTTGTGCTTTGAGATAAAGGTCGTCAACTCTGAGATAATCTCATAGTCATTGAAGATAAGTTTGTCCTCTTCAATAAGAGTTTTGAGGTTAAGTGATCCAACCTTCTTAACAGTCTTGGACATTTTGACACCGAGTTGTGTCTTCTTACCAGAGAATCCTTGTCCAACAATCTGTCCTGCTCTACCTCGCATAGAACACATCAATAAATTCTGATATTCAAGATCATACTGAAGAATACTTGCTACCTGATCTCCAATATCATTTACCTCACATAAAATGTAAGCACTATTATAACTCTTTGCTACCTCATATATGATATTTGGGAACAACATCGGTTTGATATCATTGTTCCTATACTTAGCAACGATTCTATGGGGGAACTCTGTAATATCAACACAGACAAATGCCGAGTAGTCTTCTCCGACTCCTCTAGCAACGTCAACTGTCATCACATAGTCATGATCTTCTTTTACTGGTTCGTAGACATCTAACCCAGCACTTCTTTTAATTGGATTATCATATACTAAAGTTCTTAACTTACTAGGAGCAATCAGTGTATCAACAGATCCAAGGAATTCACACTCAAACTCAACCTTAAACTGTTGTTCTGAAGTGTTAGCAATTGTTTGTTCTTTCCAAACATCATCCCTACCAGGAACCTCTGACCAATGAACATCTGTTGGAATATATTCATTCTTCCTCCTCTCCGCATCATGCCACATACGGTAGAAGTGATTCATACCGTGTGGCGTAGATACGATGATTACTTTGGTGTTTTTACCAGAAGTAATAGTAGGATAAACAGATGCAAAGAACGAGTC